GTGATAGATGGAGACACCCACGACATGAGGTTTCTTGACAAGCCTAACAGCGTGGTAGGACTAAAGGCAAAGGGACAAGCCAAGAAGGATTATACAGGGTTTGTTATTGATGTAGTACAGTTAGTATAAAAACCACTTATAATGAGGAGATATAATGACAAACAAAATAAATGATGAGACACTACAGCGACTCTATGAAGATGTTGTTGCAGATGATGAAGCAGGACTGATTGATGATGTGATAAGCAATGTAGCATACTTGTATGGACTGCATGAAGATGATGATAGAGATGAGATTCTACAGTTCATAGCAGAACAAGAATTTTATGACCAATTTACTTAGGAGATAATATGAGCATATTAAATGAACATGAATTAGAAAAAAAGATTGTGTATACAATCAAAGAAAAAATACAAGAAGCATTAGCCTATAGAACTTATGACAGAAGAACGAATAAAAGCTGTCACCAAGACTATAGAAAAACTATAAGAGACGCTAAAGATTTTGACGAACTCAAAAGGATTATGTCAGAATTTGTAGATGACTTAATGCATATATAATAAGGAGTAAACATGGACGAATTAGAAAAGATGATAGATAACTTAGTTGATAACCACTACAGGAGACAACATCTCATAGGCACAGAAGCTGATGAGAGTGAGTATCTTGCAGACATAGAGGAGGAGACTTATGAAAGTATATGAGATAACAGTAAGCACAACTGTTCAGATAGATTCTTTAGATGACTATGCTGAAAGCAAAGAACATGCTATAGATATTATGTGGGATAGGTGGGGTGTGTATAAAGATACCTTAGAAATAACAGAAGTAAAAACATGGGAGGAAGATGATGAGTGATTATAAATATGTTGTATGGGTTGGTGGGTGTGATGATTACTACACTACCTATGAAAGAGCAAAAGAACACTATGATGAATGGATTGAGCAAGGATATGATGATGTGTATATACAGGAGATAACATGAAACTTAAAGTAATAGAAACAGTAGAAACCATATGGGAACTACCTGATAATCATTTTGATGAGTATGATTATGATGAAGAAGATTGTGATGATAATGAGATAGCAGAACATTATCAGTCTGGTAAAAGATTGCAATGGGAAATTACAAGTACTGAAATATCTGATGATACTAGATGTTGGGAGGAAGATGATGAGTGATGAACATATTATACTAGAAGGTAAAGTTATGTGGGCATTCTTAAATAAAAAAGATAAATGGGGTGCATATGGTATATGTTTAATTCCTAATAAAAAATCTTTAGAAATTGTAAAAGAAAATAAATTTTATAATTATAAAGAAGATAAAGGGTGGATTTCTTTACGTTATACAGAATTAGACGTTAATATTTATGATAAACAAAATAATTTAGTAATGAACTTACCTTACTATTTAGGAAACAACAGCCATGTCAAAGTAAGATGTGAATCATTTATATGGAAAATGAATAATGAAAAATGTTTACATTTAAAAGACATAAAGATACTAAAACATGTTAAAATAAAATCAGATATTAATTGGGAGGTAAAATGAACAGAACATTATACAAAAAACTAGAGGACATATGTGCCAGAGAATATATCATCAATAAATTATCGGCTAATAAGTTTAGAACATTTGTTGACTTTCTTTATGATGACATAAGAACATGGGACGAACCAATGAAAGTATCAGAAGTAGATATTATACATAGGATAGAAGAGCATATGAGCTACATGGTGAGCAGTTATCTAACCAAGTCATACGAGGGTATTGGTATTGACTAACCTACCCTTAGAGAGGCTTAGAATTAGTTAAGATTTTTTCATAATTTGTATTGACTTTTGTAATTTTTTATGATACAATCTTTATAACTTTTTAAACATAAACAAAATTAATAATTAATTATATTAATATTTTATATTATATTAATATTTTATAATAAAGGATAACAATTATGAATGTAAGAAAAATAGATATGTTTATCATGAGAAAGTATGGAGATTATTGTGATGAATCTTTAAGATATAATGATATTCAAAAGACTTTTCAAGCTTGGAAAGATGATAACATTATAGAACTTGTAAAGGATTACAAAGAATACAGGAGGATACTAAGATATGGCAGTTAAATCAAAAGCATTTAAACAAACTCATACTTCAGCTACTGGTGTTAGGGGTAAGAGAACGAGTCAAGGTAGAAGGAATGTTGGCTACTCTACTATGAACAAGAATACAAAAGCTAACCATAAGAAATATAGAGGTCAAGGAAAATGATAGGCGAAGTAATAGGTCTTGCATTTATAATAATATTTATGTTAGTATGTATAGCAGGTGTTGGAATAATACTTATGGATAGAGAGGACAAAAACAAATGAACATATTTTATTTTGATGAGTGTCCAATAGTTTCAGCAGAAGCACAGCCAGATAAGATGTTAGTGAAGATGCCACTTGAAACTGCACAAATGTTATGTACTGCACATAGAGTGTTAGATGGTGATGAGTATGCAGATAGTGTAGGACTTTACAAGGAGGCATACAAGAATCATCCTTGTACTATCTGGGCAAGAGAGTCAAGCAGTAATTACTCATGGTTGTATAGACATTTCTTAGCACTTGGTATGGAATACAACTACAGATATGGTAAGACTCATGCAAGTATTATAAAACTTGAAGAGCCTTTAAGTAAGATGCCTGATAACATTACACATACAAGTATGACACCACTTGCACAGGCTATGCCAGATGTATACAAAGATAGTGACCCTATCGTAGCATACAGGGACTATGTGATACACGAGAAACATTACGCACAATGGAACAAGAATAGGGAGAAACCAACATGGTGGAGATAAAAAATACTGAACTAACTCCAATGACTAAAGAAGAATTTAGAGCATGGGAAGATTATGTTATTAAATATAATCACGATAACAAGACAGACCAGATAGCTTACGAAGTTGTGTGGAATAAAGATGAATATAAAGTTAAATTATTAAATTTAAAGGTTGACAATGAGGGTTAGCTGTGGTATAATAGCCACTTATTCAGGTATGTCTAAGGGTGTAGCCCTCAACTAACCTTCCTGAACCTGAAGGCATACGATTATATCGTGCTAGTTTCTGGTCTAGTGCCACTAAAACCAGACTAAGTTTTACAAGGTGTTCGAGCTGCTGTAAAATCCTTTCTTGAAAAGGTTGTAGATGAAATGGGATGAGAACTAAACCGATTACCTTCCCTTGTAAAAAGACAGTCGTTCGGTGTCTATAAAAGATAATGTTCGAGTGCTGGGTATCACTTTAAAGTACCCACTTTTAACTGGAGGGTTATTATGAAATTTTATTTTAAATCAACAACACTAGACAAAGAGATAGGTTGGACATGGGCAGGTTTGTCAATGAACGACAAAGCTTACTGGGACACGTGGATACCTAAGAAGTCTGATATCAAAATCATTACAAGACTTAATAAAGAACAAAAGAAACAAGCACTTGATGAGTTATGGGAAGACTTGCAAAGTGCTATACAATTTACACGAGATAGAAATAATTCAAGAAGAAGACAGAAAAGGCTTGACAAAAAATCTAATCCATGATATAATTGCAAAACTTAATACAACCTAAAAGGAGGAATTTTATGTATGAGTATGTAAAAGGGAAGTCAATGTATGCCAACGTGACTAGCCCTCAAACGAGGTATGAACCTCATAAGTATAACATCACTGTTCTTACTGATTCTGATACAGCAACTAAGCTTGAAGAATTAGGACTTAGTCAAGTCAGAACAAGAACAGGTGAACTAAAGTATGAAGAACCTGCTTTTACTTTTAGTAAGAGAGCATCAAGGAATGATGGGTCAGCTAATACAGCACCTAAGTTAGTAGATGCTGATGGTAATTCTATGGACGTTACTATTGGTAATGGTTCAGAAGTGACTGTTAAAATCAAACCATATAAAAATGATTTTGGTAGGTTTGCAGAACTTATGGCTGTTAAAGTAGATAACTTAATTGAATATGGTGAACAAGATTCAGACAACGAGGAATTTTAATATGATTATTACTATTAAGAATGACGATGGCGAATCAGTCTATGATGTTTCAAAGATTGAAGATGAACAAAAAAGAAAAGGTGCTAATGTATCTATCAGTAAGATAGGTACTTTGAATGTACTGGTCGAAGCTTTGAACTATGCTTCACAAGGTCATCAGAATAATCTTGAAGCTGTACTAAAGGATAGTCCTGAAGCTATAGTTGAACAAGAAGAAACTGAGACTGAAGAAACTGTAGAAGAATCAGACGAATCTTAATTCATAGTGAGGGCTAACATGGATAAAACTTGGGACAAACTACACCAACCTTGTCCACTTTGCGATAGCAGTGATGCTGTTGGAATCAATGAAGATGATTCAGCAAAGTGTTTCAGTTGTGGAGAGTTCATGCCTAGTTATACTAACGCATGTGGAGGAAAGGATATGCAAACAACAACAGTACAGACTAAACAACCTGATGTAGTAGGAGAAGGAAAGTTTTCAGCCCTTACGGACAGAAAGATTTCTATGCCGACTGCTCAGAAGTATGGAGTTAAATGTGTACATGACTTACAAGGTAATGTCGTTAAACATTTTTACCCATACTACAATGGACACGAGCTATCAGCTACTAAAGTTAGGAACTGTAAGGACAAAGACTTCTTTGTATCTGGTAGTTATAATGATACAGGTTTGTTTGGTCAACAACTTTTCAAGAGTGGTAAGTACGTTACCATTACTGAAGGTGAGTGTGATGCTATGGCTGCTTATGAACTGCTTGGTTCTAAGTGGGCTGTAGTATCTATCAAGCGTGGAGCAAATGGTGCAGTCAGAGATATCAAGGAAAGCTTAGAGTTCTTTGATGACTTTGAAAATGTTATCATTGCTTTTGATAAAGATAAGGCAGGACAAGAAGCTAGTATAAAAGTTGCTAGGCTTTTCAAGCCCGGGAAAGCTAGAATAGTTACGCTTCCTAATGGTTGGAAAGACCCTAACGACATGCTAAGAAACAACAAACATAAAGAGTTTGTTGAAGCTTGGTGGGCTAGTAAAGTTTATACACCTTCTGGTGTTATAAATGTTTCTGAACAGCGTGAGAAGTTTCATAATCGTGAGAAGAAACAAAGCGTACCTTATCCTTATGAAGGACTTAACAAGAAGTTGTATGGTCTTAGAGCAGGAGAACTGGTGACACTTACAGGTGGTACTGGTCTTGGTAAGTCAAGTGTGACAAGAGAACTTGAACATCATCTTATTAAGAACACTACTGATAACGTAGGTATCATAGCACTAGAAGAAGATTGGAAAAGAACCATTGATGGTATCTTATCTATTGAAGCTAATGCTAGGTTATACGTTGACCAAGAACGTGAGAAGTTTTCTAAAGAAGAATTAGATAAGATGTTTGATATACTTTATGATGGAGATAACAAGAATAGAGTATGGGTTCATTCACACTTTGGTACGAATGACATTGATGATATCTTTACTAAACTTAGATTCATGATTATAGGATGTGATTGCAAGTGGGTGGTCGTTGACCATTTACATATGTTAGTTAGTGCTGTGCATGAAGGAGATGAGAGACGTGCTATTGATTCTATCATGACTAGACTTAGAAGTTTGGTAGAAGAGACAGGTGCAGGAATCATTTTGGTTTCACACTTACGTAGAGTTGATGGTAACAAAGGACATGAGAACGGTATTGAAGTATCTCTATCTCATCTAAGAGGTTCAAATAGTATTGGACAACTTAGTGATTGTGTGATAGCATTAGAACGTAATCAACAATCAGATGACCCTGATGAAGCTAGGACTACAAGACTTCGTGTATTAAAATCTAGATACACAGGCGATGTTGGTATGGCAGCTAGGGTTATTTACAACTCTGAAACAGGTAGACTATCTGAACTAACAGATGAAGATATTACCTTTGATGATAGTTTAGATGAGGCATTTTAATTATGGATTTAGTATTTGACATAGAGACTGATGACCTTAAAGCAACTAAGGTACATTGTATTGTAGCACAAGATGTAAACTCTGGAGAAATATTTAAGTTTCCTCCAAGCAACTTGCAAGAAGGCTATGAATTTTTATCTAAAGCAGATAGGTTAATAGGTCATAACATTATAGGATTTGATATTCCTATGGTAGAAAAGTTTGGTGGTATAAAAATTAGAGACAAAGAACTTATAGATACTCTTGTTCTTTCTAGATTGTTTAACCCTACTAGAGAGGGTGGTCATAGTTTAGAGAAGTGGGGATATAAACTTGGTCTATCTAAAATTAACTTTGAAGACTATCAAAATTATTCTACACAGATGTTGGACTATTGTGTTCGTGATGTGCAGTTAAATACTCTTGTATATAAATCACTTCGTAATGAGTCAAAAGGATTTAGTAAACAATCTATTGAACTTGAACAAGACGTTGCAAGAATTGTTAAACAACAAGAAGAAAATGGTTTCATGTTTGATATGGAATCTGCTCTTGTATTACTTGCAGAACTTAGAGAAAAGTCTCAACAGATTGAAGATGAAGTTCATAATACTTTTAAACCTAAGTGGGTCGATGATAAATTAGTTACACCTTACATTAAGAAAGATGGTAACTTATCTAAACGTGGGCTTACTGATGATGAGTATCAGAGATGTTTAGATACTAATAACTTTGAACCTTTCATGAGAAAGTCTTTACAAGATTTTAATTTAGGTAGTCGTAAACAGATTGGAGAATATCTCATTGACTTTGGTTGGAAGCCTGAAAGGTTTACACCTACAGGTCAACCCATTGTTGATGAGAAAACTCTATCAGAAGTTACTCACATTCGTGAAGCTAAATTAATTGCAGACTTTTTATTAATACAAAAACGTATAGCCCAAGTTGATTCTTGGGTCGAAGCTGTGCAAGAAGATGGACGTGTGCATGGTTTTGTTATACCTAATGGTGCTATCACCGGAAGAATGACACATAGAAGTCCTAACATGGCACAAGTACCTTCAGTTCATAGTCCTTATGGTACAAAATGTAGAGCATGTTGGATTGTAGATGAAGGTAATGTATTACTTGGAGTTGATGCTAGTGGTTTAGAGCTAAGAATGTTAGCACACTATATGAATGATGATGAATATATAAAGGAGATATTAGATGGAGACATACACACAGCTAATCAAAGAGCTGCAAAACTTGAATCAAGAGATAAGGCAAAGACATTCATCTATGCCCTCATGTACGGAGCAGGAGATGAAAAGCTTGGTAGCGTGGTCGGAGGAAGTACAGCAGATGGTAAGAGAGCTAGACAATATTTCTTTGATAATAAGCCTACATTTAAGTCTCTTAGAGACAGGGTGCAAAGAGCAGCTTCAAAAAAATACCTCAAAGGATTAGATGGTAGAAAGCTTTACATTCGTAATGCTCATTCTTCTCTCAACACTTTGCTTCAAGGAGCAGGTGCAATTGTCATGAAGAAAGCATTGTCTATTTTAGATGATGTCTTAAGGCTGAATACAGTACCTTATAAGTTTGTTGCTAACATCCACGATGAGTGGCAGATAGAAGTACCTAAAGATAAAGCTGATTTTGTAGGTCAGTTTGCTGTTGATAGTATTATAAAAGCAGGAGAACATTTTAATCTTAGATGTCCTCTTGATGGTGAATATAAGATAGGAGGAAACTGGAGTGAAACCCATTAATAAACATACACTAGATAATCGTAAAGGAGATTTAGCCGAGTTCTATGCAGTAACTTGGCTATGGGATAAAGGTTATGAAGTATTTAAAAACTGTGGTTGTTCGGGACCAATAGATTTAATTGCTACAAAAGATGGAGAGATGACTTACATAGATGTTAAAACAAAATCAGGTAGGTCAGGTAGGTCTAGAACAAAAACTCAATTAGGTTTGAATGTTCGTATATTAAATTTTAATCCTGCTACTAGAAAACTTAAATTTGTAAATCATAAAAACAATGACTAAAAATAAGAAAACACTTGACACTTTAGTAGAAGACATATATAATAAATTGTCTGCTCTAGGAAAAGGAGAACATCTTGACATAGATGAAGATACTATTGAGCAGTTTGGAGAGTCCATGAAAGAGATTCTTTACAACTGGTCTCACCCTTCTCCTAGAGGTAAACCTGCCTTACGTATGTCTAACATAGGTAAACAACCTAGACAACTTTGGTATGAGATGAACTCTGTTAGTGACGATACAGAAGTTATATCTCCACCTACATTTATTAAGTTCTTATACGGACACTTACTTGAAGAGATAGTTTTATTTCTTGTTAAGTTATCTGGACACGAAGTTACTAGCGAACAGAAAGAAATAAAAGTTTCAGGTATCAAAGGACACATGGATTGTGTCATTGATGGTGAAGTTGTAGATGTTAAGACTGCTTCAGGATTTGCCTTCAAGAAATTTAAAGATGGTACTCTAGCAGAACAAGATGCTTTTGGATACATGGCACAACTTGCAGGTTATGAAGCAGCAGAAGGTACAAACAAAGGCGGGTTCCTTGCTCTTAATAAAGAGTCAGGCGAGTTAGCTATGTTCAGACCTGATGACTTTGATAAACCTAATATCAAAAAGAAAATAACTGATATTAAAAAAGCTGTTAAGTTAAAGACACCACCAGATAAATGTTACAGTCCTATACCTGATGGTAAGTCTGGTAATATGCAGCTACCTAAAGGATGTGTCTATTGTAGATACAAGTTTGAATGTCACAAAGATGCAAACGAGGGTAAAGGTTTAAGAGTGTTTAAATATTCTAACGGATTAAGATACTTAACTCAAACACCTAAAGCTCCTAATGTTATAGAGGTAACACAAATATGAATGGTAGAAAAGCAAAACGATTAAGACGTAAAGCAGAAGACTTACTTATAAGTTGGATAAGAACTATGGTACCTGAAGGAGAAGATGCTACTAAGATTAATAAGAAAAACTTACATGAGTTTTTACCACAACAAACACATATCTTTGCTAACAATAGATTTATGTTGAGTGCATACAGTCTTAGGTGGTTTTATAAAAAGGTAAAACAAAATCCTGATATTACTTTGGAAAACTTGAATGCCTAAAAGAGTACCAAGAAAGCCAAGACCTAAAAAGATTAACGTACCAAAAGGATATGATAGTATTTGGGAATATGAAATACATCAAACAGTTTTAAAAGATTGGAGTCATCATTGGGATAACATAAACTATGTAGTTAAACATAAGTATGAACCTGACTTTGTAAAAGTTATAGATGATAAAACAATTTTAATAGAAGCTAAAGGTAGATTCTGGGACTATGCAGAGTACAGTAAGTACATACATATACGTAATGCTTTACCAGATAACTATGATTTAGTTTTTCTTTTTCAAAAACCTTACTCTCCAATGCCGGGTGCAAAGGTAAGAAAAGATAAAACAAAAAGAACTCATGCTGAATGGGCAGAAACAAATAACTTCGTTTGGTATAGCGAAGAAACATTACCGGAGGAATGGAAAAGTGGATTATAAATTTAACGAAGATAAACTTTTAAATGAGTTGAAAGCATACATAGGTAATACATATGCTCAACACTATGCTAATGGTAAGTACCAAGCAACTGATATGATAATTGATTCAGGATATGGAGAAGGCTTTTGTCTTGGAAACATTATGAAGTATGCTATGAGGTTTGGAAAGAAAGATGGAAAGAATAATTTAGACTTGTATAAAATAATCCACTATGCTATAATAGCATTGTATGTAAACAATAAGGAACAAGATAATGGTTGAAGATAAAATAGGGACTAAGCCTTACTTAGGAATTGAAATAAACTATGACAAAGAAAAAACATTTGATAAATTTAGTTTAGATACACTCAAAGATAGATATTTTTGGGAAGGAGAAACACATGCACAAGAAGCATTCGCAAGAGCCTCCGTCTTCGGAGCAACTTTCAAAGGCGAGACAGATTTTGAGTTGGCTCAAAGACTTTATAACTACTCTTCCTCTCGTTGGTTCATGTTTAGCACTCCTATTCTTAGTAACGGGGGTACCACTCGTGGGCTTCCTATCAGTTGTTTCCTCAATTATGTTCCTGACAGCAGGGGTGGTTTATCTGCTCACTATGATGAGAACATTTGGTTGGCAAGTTCAGGTGGAGGCATCGGTGGATATTGGGGCGATATTAGGAGCAATGGTATTTCAACTACTCATGGCTCTCGTTCTACTGGTTCAATTCCTTTCATGCACGTAGTCGATTCTCAGATGTTAGCCTTTAACCAAGGCACAACAAGACGTGGTTCTTATGCTGCTTATATGGACATCAGCCATCCGGAGATTGAAGAGTTTATTAACATGAGAAAAGAATCAGGTGGAGATATAAACAGAAAGAATCTTAATCTTCATAATGGTATAAACATTACTAACACTTTTCTAAAAGCTGTAGAACTAGATGAAGACTGGAGACTGATAGACCCTAAGACTAACGAAGCTGTAAAGACTATTAATGCTAGAGAGTTATGGTGGCAGATAATAAATGCTAGAGCTGAAACTGGTGAGCCTTACATGGTTAATATTGATAAGTGTAACGAAGCTTTACCAAAACAACAAAAAGATTTAGGACTTAAGATACGTCAAAGTAATTTATGTTCTGAAATAACTTTACCAACTGATGAAGAAAGAACAGCAGTATGTTGTTTATCTTCTGTCAACTTAGAATACTTTGATGACTGGTCAAAGGACGATAACTTTATACAAGATTTAATAACCATGCTTGATAATATAATTCAACATTATATTGACAATGCAATAGATACTACACAACTAGGAGAATACAGTGCAAATTTTAAACGCTTTCAAAAATATGTTAAAGAAGGTAAGGAAGGCTTTACCAAGAGTGCCTACTCAGCGTATAGAGAAAGGAGTCTCGGTCTCGGTGCTATGGGTTTCCATGCTTATCTTCAATCTAGGAACATTCCTTTCGAAGGTATTTACGCATCTGGGTTTAACTATAAGGCATTTACTTACATTAAAGGAAAGGCAAAGGAAGCAACTAAAGAGTTGGCTATTGAAAGGGGCGAGGCTCCTGACATCCACGGTAGTGGTAAGCGTAATGCTAATCTCCTTGCTATTGCTCCTAATGCTAGTAGTGGTATCATTTGTAGTGGGACTTCTCCTAGTATTGAGCCTTACAGGGCTAACTGCTATACTCACAAAACTTTATCCGGAAGCTATCAAGTAAAAAATAAATATCTTGAAAAGCTTTTGAAATCAAAAGGTTTAAAAGTAAATGAGTTAGAAAAAATTTGGAAAGACATATCGGGTAGTGATGGTTCAGTCCAACACTTAGATGTTCTTACTGATGATGAGAAAGAAATATTTAAAACAGCTAATGAGATAAATCAAATATGGATTGTTGAACATGCTGCTAAACGACAGGAGTTTGTGTGCCAAGCACAGTCTGTCAACCTGTTCTTTACTTTACCAAAGGCAACTGAACCTCAAGAAGTACATGATGAATATATGCAGTACGTAAATGATGTTCACTGGTATGGTATGAACAAACTTAAATCGCTTTACTATTTCCGTTCTAATGCTGCTCGTACAGTAGAGAATGTAAATGTTAAAGTACCTAGAATAAATTTAGAAGATACAGAATGTATCGCATGTGAGGGATAGTATGGAGTGTTGGCACTGTAAAACAGAATTAATATGGGGTGGAGACCACGACATAGACGAAGAAGATGAGAACTTTATGATGGAAACTAACTTAGGTTGTCCTAAATGTGGTTCACTAACAATAGTATATTTACCAAAGGAAAAATAATTATGAGCTTATTAACAACGAGAGATTACTACAAACCGTTTGAATATCCATGGATGTTTGACTACTATGTACTACAGAATCAAATGCACTGGATGCCAGAATCTGTACCATTACATACAGACGTTAAAGATTGGCAGGAACTTTCAGATATAGAAAAGAATTTACTTACACAAATATTTAGATTGTTTACTCAGTCAGATGTAGATGTAGGTGCAGGATATATAGATAAGTA